TGCCCTTGCTCTCTGATGCCCTCGAAAGAGGGTTAGAGGAAGGACGGCTCTCCGTTCCTACTAATTTTAGTAAGAATGGTAGTCTCCCCCGATTACTCGGAGGTTTCTTTAGCCGTGTGTTCGCACGTTCGGGCGAGGTACTTCCCGAGGCGTGCGCCGAATCGATTTTCGCGATTCGGCAGATCTGTCGCTTCCAAAAGAAGCTTAAGATCTCATGCAGTACCGAGCGTGAGCTCGTTGCTGTACAGCACTATAAGGAAGTAGAGCGGGAGCTTGGCCTGTTGACACCGTCCTTACTTGGACGGAAGGATTATTACCTTGACAGTATCAGCCGGATCTTATGGTCTCAGGTTTTCCCTGAGATCGACCCGAATGAAATTGTTTGTCAGCATGGCCCCGGCGTCACTGCTGATCGGAGGCGCTCTAACGAGCGATTTCGCATTCAGCATTGGTACGACCGGTCAGAGCTCACCTTTCCTTCTGACTTGCAAGCCTTCTCATCTTATGATTGGGCAAGCAGGGCAAGCGGGATTGGTGAATCAGCTGGAGCTGAGACACTTAACTTCTATGGCATCCGGGACGAACCCGGAGTCAGAGTTGTTTTTGTGCCGAAGACTCAGCAGACCCCTCGAGTCATTGCTATAGAACCATCTGCAATGCAATATATTCAGCAAGGTTTGCTAAAATATGTTGTTCCCAGATTGGAGTCGCATAGCCTGACAAGGAAGTCAATCCGTTTTACGGATCAGCGTCCTAATCAGAGACTCGCTCGCAGTAGTAGTGTTGACCGAAAGCTCGCTACCTTAGACCTTAAAGACGCATCGGACCGTGTACATTTTACTGGTACAACGTATCTTTAGAGGTAGTGGGGTCCTCGAATATATCGAAGATTCTCGGAGCCTTCACGCTACATTGCCTACTGGTGACAATCTAGTCTTGAATAAGTTCGCTTCGATGGGATCAGCAATGTGCTTTCCCGTCGAGTCGATGGTGTTTTACACCATAATTCAAGCGGCGATGCATCACCAGGACAGCAAACGACCGACTAGCCGG